CTCAACATGGTGCTGAACGCCAAGAGCGACGAGGTCGCGCACTTCGCCGACGCCTCGGAGCCCACCCTCGATCCGCACGAGCTGGAGCTCAAGCGGGCGTGGGCGGCGGCGAGGCATGCGGTGTCGAACCCCTTGGGGGCCGCGCGGAAGCGGCACGGGGCTTAAGCCGGTGCCCAGGCGCCCAGTCCTCTAGCGACAACTCAGTGGCCGTGAACGCCCCCTGAATCACTGATGCGTGTGTGGTGTCAGGCGGCACGGTCGCCTCGGCCGTGCTGGGCCGTGATAACGCAGACTCGCGGATGAGACTCGCGAATGTGCGTCTCCGACATGGACACCTATCGTTCTTGCGTTACCCTGCATTATGGTCTTACAGACCGGGCCCCTGGGCTCCTGACGCATGCCAATGGCAGGATCTCCGCCTTAGGGTAGTTCCCGCCTTAGGGTAGTTCCCGCCTTAGGGCAGTTTCTCCGCGGGACGGCATTGCGAGTTGGAGGCGAGCGGCCATCGTCTCAGTAATGGGCTTCGGCTCCACGGCCTAGGTAAGCTGGGGCACGACTCGGAAGGAGAATCGACATGCTATCTCGCAGACGAAACATCCGTTACAGCCTCCCCGTGCTGTTCCTCCTGCTTTGCCTCCTCCCCCTCGCCCTCGCCGATAGCGCTCACGAAGCAGAACACGAGCACGAGCCCGAGGATCACCACGCCGGCATGTCCTCAGGTGCAGACATCACCGAGCCGGCGGACGTCCTCTACACGCTGCGCGCCACGTTCGGCGCCGACGGCATCGGCTACATCGGCGTTGGCGGCGACATCGACGGCATCCTCAATCCCGATCTCACGGCGTCTGAGGGCAACATCGTTGCGGTGACCATCATCAACGCCAGCGGGCTCGAGCACGACATCATGTTCCCCGACTTCGGCGCTATGGCTGACCACATCTTCAGTGAAGGCGAAACTTCCACCGTGAAATTCCACGCCGACGAAGCCGGAACCTTCGAGTACTACTGCGGCGTCACCGGCCACCGCGCCGCCGGCATGCACGGCAAATTCATAGTCACACACGCTCACGACATGGAGGATGCCGACCACCACTGACCCACGAAGCGTCCCGTGACGGCTGACTCGTAGAGCGATCGGCGGGCGTTGTCGCTCGGGCGCTTCAACTAGAGTGGTTCGGCGTGCACCCAGGTGAGCCTTGATCACACGACGGTGCCGAACAGCGCGCCGATGGCGTACGTCACGGCCATGGCCACCGCTCCCCACGCCGTGACCCGCACCATCCCCTTGATTACCGGTGAGCCGCCCGTCCACGCCGCCAGCCAGCCCAGAACCATCAAGCCGACGAGCGTGCTCACTACGACCGTCAGCGTGACGTGGACCAGCGGCATCAGCAACACCACTGCCAGGGGTAGCGCCGCGCCCAGCGAGAAACTGCCTGCGGACGCCGCCGCTGCCAGGAGCGGCCTGGCCCTCTGAACCTCGGTTATCCCCAGCTCGTCCCTGGAGTGCGCTCCGAGCGCATCGTGCGCCATCAGCTGGACGGCGACCTGTTCCGCCAGCTCGGGCTCCAGACCACGGGACACGTAGATCGCGGCCAGTTCCGCACGCTCCGCGGCGGGAGCCGCCGCCAGTTCCTCACGCTCGCGCTCCAGGTCCGCCGTTTCGGTGTCTGCCTGCGAGCTGACCGACACGTACTCACCCGCCGCCATCGACATCGCCCCGGCAACCAGGCCGGCGAGCCCGGCAATGACGATGGCCGGCTTCGAGGCACCGGCGGCGGCAACGCCAAGGATCAGGCTCGATGTCGACAGTATCCCGTCGTTGGCGCCCAGTACCGCGGCACGCAGCCAACCGATCCGCTCGGACCGATGCTGCTCAGTATGAGCCATGAGCACATTCCCCGCACCAAGGCTTCAAGGCTTCGGAAGCTCCAGGTTGCACGTCTCAGCGTACTCGGCTGGTGACCCACCGCGATGGGTTCCGTGCGCACAGCGAGGCACACATGAATTGGGCCGCCTCCGTGCGCACACAGGGCGCACACAAGACGAGCGAGCGGCCCACCGGAATGGAAGTCCGCTCACTCGAGTTTCCCGTCCTGGACGGGGATGAACTGTCTGGCTCGGCGGGTAGGATTTGAACCTACGACCAATCGGTTAACAGCTGCCCCCTCGCCATTCCCCTGGGATGCACCGGAGTGGCTGAACGCCCTCGGTGACGCGCGTACCGCCCTGCCGCGCCTCGCTCGTCTCACGGCAGAGACCCCTTATTGCCGAGCGCTTGGTGGTACGAAAGGTGGTACGCGGCAGCCCGCCTGATCGAGGCCGAGCGACGACTGCATTGGGGGTAGTGATTGGGGGTACGGAAGGTGGTACGAAACGGGCAAGATCGAGGGCATTCGGGTAGCCTGCAAGACTCCGACGGTCTAGACTGCAGACACAGGGAGGCATGACCTTGACCACTTGGAAAACGAGACGGGATCCTGTAGACACCTACCCACGGTCCTACGGTTCGGAGCACGAGAAAGGGTACGTCCGCATTGTCTCGGAAAACGGCTCATTGCCCGTTGAATACCAACTGCATGATGGGTATCCCCGAGGGCAAGCTAGGATCAGCGACTTCATCAACAATGCCTCGCTTTTGAGCATCGGAAGAGGGGATGAAGGCGGCTTCCAAGAATAGGTCATCAACCTCTTTTGCTTCGAGATCCGTATGCCTTGCCAAGATGCCGGCGATCATCCGTTGATCGTTCTCAATGTTCTGCATGCGCTCTCGAAGGTCCTTGAGTTCAAACCTAGCCTGTCTAACATCGAACCCAACTCCATGAAACATGAACCTTGATGTCAGGCTAGCGATTCGGTAATCGAACGCTTGGAAGACGACGTTCGCTATTGAGTCAACCGTGCCGATGTTGTAGACCGTCTTCGGCACGGGAATGGCACGTATGTAATTGTAAGCAGCGATACCATCCGCGACACTACCGCCGGGACTCGAGAGCAGTAGGTGGATCTCATCGAAATTTCGGGCCAAAGCATCGGCACATGCGGCCATCAGCACGGCAGCCGATTGATTGTTAATTGGAGCCGTAAAACTGATGCATACTGGCCGCTTACCGGGCTCTGGCCGCTGCCGACCGCTGCGCTCAAGAGTTGGCTGCGTAACTGGACGCGGTCTATTAACCATGCGCTTCTTCGCGTTTCTTGTCTGCGCCACCCCACTTACGCAGTCCCCAAGCCGTGTCGCCACTCGGAGTCTTAAACCGTGAGAACATCTCAGGTCGCCGATTCATGGCCGTGAACAAGGTGTTCTTAGGGTTCGCGGATTCAGTGCGGTAGGCGGTCTCCGACAGCACGCGCTCCGTGAGCTCAACCGTCGTCATGGAGCGATTCTGACGGTCGAGAACAGCGTAAAGGTACGCGTACGCTTGCTGACCCTCGACTTGGGCGTCGAAAGCAACCTCGCCCTCGGTTCCGAACAGAGACCCCTCCCCTGGCCCGACGACAACTTTACTGGCGTCGCCTAGCAGCGAGGACCCGCGTGCCTCGGGTCGGCTGCCGACAGAGAACGCCACACCCTGTGGGGCTTCCACGATCAGCTCGTTCTCCCCTGACACGCCGAACCTAAAGGCGGTGTCTCCACTAATGATCACTCGCTTGCCGTCAAGCCTAATGGTCAACATGCGCCAGCTCCTTCCACGGGTGTGCAAGCCGAGAGCTTGCATTACCGGACCTAGGCGGCTATGCTGTCGCACAGCGCGCAGGGTAGAGGTGGAGGCGCCGGAGGGATTTGAACCCTCAGTTAATGCCTTGCCGGGTCATTGCCTTAACCATTTGGCTACGGCGCCCCACCTAGCGCGTTACACCCCAAGAAACTTGAAGGTATGACGGCTGCACGCAGCATACGCAGCTGTGACACGTCGCGTCAAGGGGGAAACCCCCGGTGTCACTCTGGTGCGTTCGCGCGATACTTCCTCGTGTTGACCGCCACTACGTTGCGCGCTGGTCCGCTAGTCACGGCAGCCCCTCCGCTAGTCGCCTGAGCGCTTCGAGGATGGCGACGCCGAGGGTGCCGCCGAGGGCGCTCAGGATGACGCCGACGGCGATGAGCGTCAAGCGCACGCCCCTGAGCTGGCTCTTTGTGTTCTCCCACTCGCGTAGCATCTTGACTACCTCCTGGTCTCTGAGTTCGAGCTGGCGTAGGCGCGCGGCTAGCCCGAGCCTGCCGTTGCCGTCTCCCCTGACGGTCGTGTCTAGCTCGTCGACGTCCCTCCTGAGGGTCGTGAGCATCACCTGGTCCATCTCCCCTCCTGGTGGGGGCGCCCAATAGACGGGCTGAGTGCGTCAGATAGTGTCGCTGGCGCCTGGTTTGCCGCAGGCGCCAGCAGGTTGTGGGACTGCCTTACTTGGGGCGGCGTTGCAGCAGGAACAGGAACAGCATTCCCGCGAACACGCCGAGGATGAAGAAGACGTACCAGGCCATAACGGACCTCCTCTCCTAGAGTCTTAGGCTGAAACCGAGTCGCAAGAAGTCCGGGTCGCCGATTGGTTGCAGGCCGTTGAGTTCGGGTAGCCGCAGCTCGACCCACGCGCTTGCCGTCTCTCCGTACCAGGCGAGCACCGCGTAGGGCGCTAGGTGGCCGCGTGCGGCGTCCGAGAACACCACTTGCGCGTCCACGCCGATGGCTAGCTCGAACGCGCCCACGACCAGTACGGGGCGCTCAGCGAAGCACCCGACGACCGCCGTCGGCAGGCGAGCGGAGCAGGTGAGGGTGACGCCGAACGCCGGCGCGGCCTCCACTACGTTTTCTGTAGTGGGTTCACCCTCGGCGGCGGCCACGCTCCCTATTAGCGTCGTCGCGAGGATCGTGGCCAGGAGCAGGCGACGCACCACCTATTGCGCCGCCTTGCGCTTTCCCAGCAGGCCGGTGATTGCGTCCCACCCACCCGACGCGATCAACCCAGCGCTGACGCCGAACCCAAGGGCGGGCATCAGGCCGTCCGTCAGGAACCCAACCCAGTGCCCGACGAGGCCGAGGAGCCCGCCGACGGCGAGTGAGGCTAGGACGGTGGCTAACCCGTCGAGGGTCTTGAGGACGTGCCGTTTGAGGAACGCGACGGCGGCCACGACGATAGTGGCGAGAGCCGCTGTGCTGGCGAACCACGCGCCGATATCAGGCGCGGCGACGGCGGGGTCCTGCGCGGCCGCGAAGCCGAGTAGGAGCGGAGTGATGATGAGGAGCTTACGCATGTGTGACCTCCAAGGTCGATGGGTTTGGGTTGGTGCGCTTGTGACCCGAGCGCCGGGAGATGATTGGTCACGTCCTCTCACGAGCAGTGGGTGTCGAGAGCAAACTGTGTCCTCCAATCGGTGTTCGGGCGCGGCTCGCGCGTTCGGCTTGGGCGCCGTGCGCGAGCCGCGCCCCTCAAAAGCTGTGATGCTGGAGCCAGTTGTTGTCTGGCGTGCGCCCGCTCGCGGCCGGGCCACCAATCACCTCCTCTCGACGGGGGAACCTGTCGGGATTCCCGACAGGTTCGAATCGCCTGCGGTTAGGGCTTTCGGGGGATGCGCCGCATGAGGCGGCGTTGCAGCCAACTGACGATGCGCGGCTGCCTCACTCGCGCACGCGCGCGACCAACGTCCACGGCCGCGACGCGAACGGCGTGATGCTGATGCTGTTCCCCAAGTGGATGCTCTTCGGGCGAAAGGTCGGGTGAATGTTCTCGATGACCAGCCCACGCGAGAGCAGGATCCCCACGTGCCCGATGGGTGCCGCGGCGCGGTGATCGAACACTAAATCGCCCGGCTTCCGCAGCAGGCTAGGAATCGCCCACCCGAGTCGCTTGGCGCTCGCCTCAAGGTCGGCGGCCCACGGGTCTGCCTTGGCTTCCCGCAGGTTCGCCGCGGGGTCGTCGCCGCGCCGACTGGTGCCGGTCACCAGGTACTTGTCGTAGAGTTGCCACTGCCCTGACCAGAGTGCTCGCTCGATGATGCACCGCACGAACGCCAGGCAGTATCCGGGTTTGGTGGGCAGGGTGGTGATGCGCCCGTTGGCGGCTGCTACTGCCGCCTCGACTATGGCCTCGTTCACCGTCAGGTTGACCAACTCCTCTCTCCAAAGCAAATGCCCCGCGCGATGGCGGGGCGGTGGGGCCCGAAAAAACCCCGACGGGTTAGGGCGGGGCTGGTCGGCTAGGTTGTTAGGTCAAGAAGAAGGCCGCGCTCGAGCAAGGCCCGGCCACAGCCGCCGAGTTGGAGAAGCGACTGGGTGTGACGCGCGGGGCCGTGCTCATGGCCACCAAGCAGGCGACGGCTGCGGGGCTCGTGGAGCGCTATGACCCGCCCAAGAGAGCGCCCATTTACCGCCTATCTACTTCGGCGATATAGCGACTTTTAAGAATCTAGGACCCCTCTAGAATCACGTCGGCTAGACCGCGCAAGTGCTGCGTCGTCGTGAAGCCAGGGTAGGTGTCCCCGAGCAACCCGCTAAAGCGGGGCGTGGAGAGCTTCGGGTTCAAGGTCGCGTTAGCGGCTGTGACCGCGTTCTCTGTGTATACGGCTCCGCTGGTCGTGCGGGTCGTGATGATGTACTCGAGGCCGTCTACTAGGGAGACTGGCGCGTCGAAGAATCCCTCTGACCAGTCGTTGGCGACGGTCGTAACTTCGACGCTGGCAAGCAGGGCTTGGTCGGTGACGCGCCAAAGTCTGAGGGTGTGCGCCTCACCGGCGTTAGTGACGTGGACGCGGGCGCCCAGGCAGTTGTGCGTGCCGACCTTGAGGAACTTCCATCCGCGCTGCTGGTTCGTTCCGGCGGTGAAGATCGAGGCGGTTGCGGTGATGCCGTACCCCACTGTGGGTGGAGTACCGCCGGCTTCCCATACGAGCGTTGATCCTAGGTAGGCTTTCGAGGCGTTGACCGTCCCGACCTTCAGGGCGGCAATGTCCAGGTTACCGAGCTTCATGCGTCCGTGATGACGTAGAGAGTTCCGGCGTCTGGAGTGAGGAGGTCGTACGCGGCTTGCGTGACTGCTACGACATCCGTGATGCCGTCGCCTGTCACGAAGGTCGCGATGGCGGCGGGTTGCACGGCGGAGTCGGCCTTAGTGCCTTGCGCGGCGGTAGCGAAGTCGCCGGTATCAGCCAAGGCAGCGGTGCCGAGGCTAGCGCTGTCCGCTTTCAGATCGAGCGCGGCCTGCAAATCGGTCTGGTCTGAGAGGGCACCGGTGACGTCCCCCCAAGCGGTACTGCCGCCGGTCACGAACTCCAGCGCCGTCGCTCCGGCGTTGACGGCCACGAGCTTCCCGCCCTGCCCCGCGTACGAACTGGGGGTGTCGGCGAGGTCCGTGAAGGCGCTAGCGCCGCCGCCGCTGGCGGGGAACACCTGCACCCAAACGGCCGCAGCCGACGACGCGTCCACGCAGACGTAGATGGTCGGGCCGGTCACGTCAAGCCAGCCGTGCCCCACGTCGAACCCGAGCGTCTCGTCGTGCGCCGTCGTCGGCGCGGTGGTCGTCACGAACGGCCTCGCGCTCGCCACGAAATCCCGAAGGTCCTCTGCCGAGATCGCCCCCGCGGTGTTATCCGCGAACTGCGCCAGCAATACCGCCCACGTTGTTCTGGTCTCTGCCACGGTTCCTCCTTACTGCCCGAAGGCGCTACTGAACGCTGTCGAGAACGCCGAGCCTTGTGGGCTGCCGGTGCCGCCGTCGAAGGCACTGCTGAACGCTGTCGAAAACGCGCCCGTGGTCGGCGCGGATTCCGCGTCCGACAACCACCACAATGTCGCCCAGACGCTCAGGATCACGCCGCGCGTCCCACCAGCGGTGGCCTGCCCCCGATGCGCGAACGCTTGCAGCGCTGGTGGTGTGATGCGCACCGGCGCGTTCTGCGGTCGGTCACGCGGCGGCCGCTCCGTCACCTCCCGCACGGGGAGGGGGTTCACGCGCGACCCCACGACACCGTTGGGACCCCGACCGTCAACGTGTGCTCGTCGTCTTTCGCGAACTCATCGCCCACATCGAGGTCGAACGCGTACCCGACCTTCCCGCAGAGGTAGATGCCGCTGTTGTAACTTTCGGCGCTGCCTTGCGCGTAGAAGCCGCGGATGGGCGCCAGGTTCCCGTAAGTCGTGTCCCACTGCCAACTCCCGCCGGTGCGCTGGAAGCTGTCTGCCACGTACGCGTCACGCGCGGTCGTGGCGCGCGCCACGACCGCCTCCACAACGTCGCTCGTCTTGTTCACATCGGCGGCATAACTCACCCCGCTCAAGTCAGTCGCCGAAACGTGCGACACCCCCGACGTCGGCTGCAGAATGGTTCCATCGACGCCCCCCAGCCCGCCGCGCGCCCACGCGCTGAACAGCAGCAGATCCGGGGCGCGGCAACGCTCACTCGGGCCGCTCGGCGCCGAACCGCCGATGAGGCGGTAATCGCCGTTCACGACGCCGACGCCCGTGATTGTGAAGGCCCCCGCCGTCCACGCCGTCGGGCTGAGCGTGACCTCGAGCGTGTACGCGATGCGGAGTTTCTCGCTACTGGTCTTGGTGACGACCTCCGGAGTTCCGAGGCCGTCGAGGAACAGTAGGCGGTTGAAGAGGTTGCCGCCTGCCGAGGCGGTGGGTGAGAACCCGACCTCCGTGAGGTTGCCGTTCGCGACAGCGTAGTCGAACTCGATGTGTCGCGTGATGCGGTAGACGCCGTCGCTCGGCCGCGAGAACTCGTCGGGTGCGTGTGTTGCATCCGTCCGCGAGAGTTCGCTCCCCAACCCCGTGTCGCTGGCGTCTGGGGCGGTGGAGTCCGTGCCGACCGCGCAGTACCGCACAAGCGGAAAGAACGTCGGCGGCACACCGACGTTGCCTTGTTGAAGGAGCAGGGAGGTGGTGGCGATTAGGTCGAGGCCCTGGTCGAGGATGAGGTTCGGGCCTTCACCGCCGCGCACCTCACGACCGGCTCTGTCAATTAACCCCCAGCGCATCCAGCCGCGCATGCCCGCCCCGACCGAAGCGGGTGGGGGGCGGCGCTCTCGGACGCGCAGGCGCGGCAGTGGCTTGGAGTGCGCGACGGCCAGCAGCTCGTCGAGGGTTGGCGTGACCAACCCGCCGCACCCGCAGTCGTCACGCTGCGGCATAAGCACCCCCCGTCAGGCTGCCAACCGCGGCGTCCACGCCCTCGGTTCCGAGCGCGCGGTTGATGACCACGAAAGCGTAACTCCCGTCGTCGAGGCTGCCTACGAGGGCGTCAACGCCCTCCGTGGTCAGGGTGCGGTTGATGATGACGTTCTTCAAGAGGCCGTCCTCCAGGCTGCCCACGAGGGCGTCAAGCGATTCGATGTCGAGCAGGCGATTGATGACCACCGACGCCAACACACCATCAGCGAGGGCGGTCACGCTGGCCGTCATGCCTTCCGCTGGGAGGGTGCGCTTGACGACCACCAGCGCGATCGCGCCGTCTCGCAGGCTGGCGACGGTGAGGGCCGCGCCGTCGGTGACGGCGACGGGGTAGAGGCCGCTGAGGAGCGCCTGGAACCCCCCGTTGAGGGGGCCGGGCACGGTGCCGTGCTCGTCCGCGAACCGCAGCTGGTACCGCCACCCGCCCACGTCCTGCGCGTCGAGGATCGTCGGGGCCGCGAACGAATGGTGCGCGTGCTGAACGGCGTAGTTCTCGTGCTGCACCCGGTAACAGAGGTTCTCGCGGTCGGGCGTGAGGTAGAACAGCACCACGTCGGACCCCGGCACGGTGTAGTTGACGGTCGCGTCCGTGAGCAGCACGGGGTCGCAACCCGCGAACGGCCCCACGAACCCGTAGGCGCCAGCCACGGCGTCGTACCGCCTCACCCGCACGCCGCTCGCGTCCTCCCACGCCACGACCGGCCGCGCAGCCTGGTCGAACGCCGCGGTCGCGTGCCGCGCCGACACGCTCACCGTCGGCGGCACCACGTCCCACGGCACCACCATGAGGCTCTCGTCGCCTTGCCGTTGGTAGAGCACCCACGTGCCGTCGTTGCACGTTTGCACCAGCCAGTTGGCGCCGAACAGCGTGCCGTACGATCCGTCGCCGGTCACGCCGAGTGCCTGTGGGCCGGGCGTCCACGCGAGCATCGCCGCCCACAACGGCCGCCCGTCCGCCTGCCATGCGCGCACGTAACTGCGCGGGCCGCACACCAACTGGTCGACCCGCGCGCGGGTCGAGAACGGGAACGGCGGCAGGCGCCGAAACGAGTTCCGCAGCGTCACTGCCGCTCACCCATCTTCAAAGCGTACCCGGCGGTCTCTACGACCTGCCGCGTTCTGGCGGCCCTGACGCGTTCCGCTTCGATGGCTTCCTGCGCCACGCCCGGCGGTGCGCCGGCCTGCTCGAAATCGACGACGGTCGTGCCTTCGCGGTAGGTTTGCCGCGCCACTTGGCCCGTGTAATCTCCGCCCGGCCACCCGGTGATCGTGTGCTCGGTGGCTTCTGGTGGCAGCGACCCGCGGACGGTCACTCGCCGCGGGCTTTGCGCGGGCACCTTGACTTGCGCCTTCGCGATGCCAAGCAACAAGTCCTCGTCGAGAATCAACGGGTAGAACTCGTGCACGCGCATGGCAGCCGTGTTCGTATCGACCCGCAGTTGCAGCACCGGCGACCCGTACGAGCGGAGGATGGTCCCGCCGCCGTTCCCCGGCGCCGCCCAGGCGGCCGGCGGCGCCACACCGTACAGGTCGCGGGCGATCTCGACCGGGGAGAGGCTCGGGCTGACCGCCCACGCCTCAACGAGGCCGGAACCGGGGTCGCCGGCCGTGTGGTAGCGGATGCCGACCCACACGCGGGCGTGCGTGCCGAACCCCGGCCACAACAGGCCCTCGCCCGACACCTCAAGGCTGTAGGTGAGGCGGAACCCGACGACCTGCACGTTGGCCTTGAGGCCGTAGGAGAGGCGGCCCGCCACGCCGAGGCCTGCCGTCCACTCGGCGTACGTGAGCGGGTCGCCATCGCGGATCGCGCTCGGGGCGCCGGGGTTCGAGAAGCCGCTCACGACGTTCGGCTCCCCCACCGCGGGGCTGGTGGGCGGCAGGAACGGGTTGACGCCCGCGGGCAGCGCGAAGCTGCGCTCGGCGCCGTACACGGCGTGCTCCGGCGCCTCGTACTCGAAGGTCACCGGCCACGGCACGTACGCGCGGGTCTCCGCGCCACCCGGCGTGTCCGCCTTCTGATGCACCTCCGCGATATCCCCTGCGGTGCTCCCCGCCACCACCAGCCGCACCTTGGTCACGACGTCTTGCGAGTCGATGGGGAGGAGTTGATGGTCGAGGACGTCAGCGAACTGGATGGTCGCCACGGTTCACTCCTCTCAGGGGTTGGCCGCGAAGTGCACGGCCTTGAAGGCGTCCACCCACACGCGGGCGCCGCCCGGCACGGCGTCAGCCAACTGCGTCAAGGCATCCCACAAACTCTTCTCGGGGCTGTAGTACAGGCCGAGGCTGTGGCCCGTGTTCGGGAAGTTGCTGGTGTGCACGTACAGGGCGGGATGCCCGTACAGGTTGCAAAGGTTGAACGCGATCTTAGCGACGTCCATGTCGCCCTCGAACAGGCGCGGCCCGATGACGCGGTCACGCAGGAGCTGCTCCAGGCCAACTGCCGTCACGCGGTCCAGCGCATCAGCGTCCCTATCCGCCGGGCCGCTGCCTGGACTCGTGAGAGGCGGACAGGTGACGACCACCCCCGCCGCCAACGGCAGGAAGTCGGAGTCGTACAAGAGGATGCCGCGCGGCGGGATCTGAATCAGGTCCTGCCGCACCCGCAGCGTGATCTGGTTCGTGATCCCGCCCGCGTCCACCACCGCCTCGATGCCGCCCATCACCGGGTTCGGGCTTGTCTGGTCCGTGATGGCCGTCAACGGCACGCCGGTGGGTGACGAGATGGACAGCGTCCAACTCACAGCGGCCCCAGGACGGAGGCGGCGGAGCTGGTGACGCCCGCCGCGAACCGCGGCAGGTAGGTGATGGTGACGCGCAGGTGCGGGCTGCCGGTGAGCACCGGCTGCCAGCTGGTGATGCCGCGCGACCCGACCAACTCGACGGTCGTGTCGGCGAACCGCAGGTGCGTGGCGAGTTCCAGGGCGGCGTCCAGCTCGTATAGCGCCACGTGCGCCTCGATGAGGGTATCACCGGTGACGATGATGTCCGCCGTGCGCTCGCCGACGACCAGGCGCCCGTCGCCCGAGGCGGCCTGCTCTTCGGACCCGAAGGCCTGGTAGCCGCGGCGGTTGCGTTCGAACTTCCCGCTGCCGGGCTTGACGAGCGGCGCCTCGAACAGCACGCTCACGCCCGACAGGATCTGCAGCGGGTTCGTCAGGGCCGCCTGCGGGCCGGGATCGACAGGGGTGTTAGCCACGAAGCCGAGCCTCCTTTCTCATGCGGCGCGGGCGGTGCTGGACGCCCCGCCGCCACTAGGCCCGCCGCTGCTGGTTTTGATGGTGATGCCGTCGGTGCGCAGGAGCTCGACTGCGTCAGCGAACGCCCTGGACGCCTGCAACTGCACCTGCCCGGCGTTCACGAGGTCACGCGCCCACGTCGGCGCTGCGATGCCGGTCACGGTCGCCGTCGGCAACTCGAACAGGCCCGTTGGGCCAGTCGGCTCCTGCGGCCCGCCAGGCCGCGACGGAATCAACCCAGGCGGGAGGGTGCTCACGAACTTGTCGACTTGCGCGAGGCTGGCGTCGATGGCGGCCGGCAGGCTGGTGGCTAGGAAGTCGGCCGCAGCATCGTACTGGCCGCGCGCCAGCATCTTGCTGTACTCGTAGAAGATGGGGTCCAGGTACGCCTGGATGATGGCGGTCTTCACGAACGCCTCGATGAGGCCCGTCAGGAACGCTAGTTTCACGCCGTCGCGGAGGTTCTCCCGCCAGTTCTCGCCCCGCTGCAGCGCCGCCATGATGCCGGTCGCGAAGGCGCTCTGCACGGCCGTGGAGAGACCATCACGAATCGCGCGGGCAGCCGGACTGTCGCCGGTGAAGGCGTCGCTGATGGCGTCAACGATGACCTTCCCCAGGTCGAACGCCGCGCCGACGAGCTGCCCGACGCCGGGGATGCCCGCCGCCATGCCGATGCCCTCACCGATGACGCTGGCGAGGTTCTTCACGGTCGAGAAGGCATCCCCGCTGGACAAGCCCTGGATGACCTTCGTTGCGCCTTGCAGGACCATGGTGAGCGCGGCTACGGTCTTCTCGGCGTCACCTGCCGCCGCCGTGATGTCCTTGATGCCGTCGATGACGTCAGCCAAACCCGCGGCGATGTCGTTCCCGCTCAGGTCTCGCAGAGCGTCGCCGAACGTCCGAGCCTCCGCGGTGGCCTTCGGCAGGATGCCGTTCGCCTCCAGGACGGCGCGAGCGAAGGCGCTCAAGTTCTTGACACCCTTGCTGCGCAGTTCCTCTAGGGCGGCCTTGAGTTGCAGCTCGTTGATGCGCCGCACGAGTTCCTTGACGGCTTCACTGGTCGGGTCGACGCCTTGGTTCGTGAGGTCAATCAGTTGCCGTCGCAGGCTCGCAATGGTGATGTTGGCTTCGGTGCGCAGCGGCTCGAGTCCGGCGCGGAGTTGCGTGAGCACGCGCACGTACAGCGCAGCGATCGGGTCGTCGCCTAGCTCGTGTATCTTCTCGACCAGTTCGGCTTCCAAGCTCGTCAGGGCTTCGACGCTGCCGCTCCTGATGGCGTTGCCGACCTGCACGCCGAGACGCTGCGCATCACGCTGGATGGCCATGGATTCGGCGCGACGCGCGTTCAAGGTGAGGCGCTCGGCCTTCTCTTGCGCCCGGCGCGCCTCCTCCTCGACCTGCGCGTTCAGTTCCGCGCGGCCCGCACGCAACCGCGTGAGCAGACCTGCGAACACGGCACCCAACGCGCTATCCGCGTACTGTTCCAGCAACCCGAGGATGGTCGTCTCTAGGTCTTGCAGGCCCTCCACGCTGCCCGCCTTGACGGCTTGCGTGATCTGCAGGCCAATCGTGTGCGCCTGCGCGCTGACGTTAAGTTGCTCCTGCCGCAGTTCGTTGGCGCGGAGCCGCGCCTGCTTGGCGGCTTCAGCCGCGGCGGCGGCCTGCTCCTTGGCTTTGGCGTCGGCTTCGGCTTGCCTGCGGTCGCGGTCGGCGCGCCACTCTGCGAGCGTCATGCCGCCCGCTGCGGTGGCGTTATCGTCGTCCAGCTCGACTTGCCGCGCTACGGCGCGGGCGCGTTGCCGCTGCACGCGGTCCGCCTGCCGTTCGAGCTTCGCCAGTTCGGCTTCCAGCACGCCGGACGTGCGGATGAGTTCCCGGAGTTCGGCTTGTTGGTCGGCGGTCAGGTCGCCGTAGATGCTGGTGAGAGAGTTGATGGCCGTCTGCGTGGCCTGGATCTCCTCGCGCAGGCGGGAACTGTCGTCGACGAGGCCCAGTTCGGCGCGGGCGTTGAGGCGCACCAGGGAGGCCTGGTATGCGTCGAGGGCGCGTTGCCCGTCCAGCCAGCCTTGCGCGATGGTGGCGGTCGGTTTGACGCCGAGGGTGACGGGCTTACCGGCCGTCTTGAGGCGTTCGGCTTCGGCTTCGAGTTCAGCGAGGCGCGCGACGAGGTACTGGACCTTGGCGTCCATGGCGTCGAGGCCGAGGTCGTTGATGAGTTCGTTGATGGCGGCGCTGACGAGCTTCGCGCGGGTATTGGTGCTTTCGAGTCGCGCGTCGAGCGTGTCACCGAACGCCAGGGCGCGCTGCTCTGCTTTCGTGCCGGACGTGGCGAGGTTGTCGAAGACGTCCTGAACGGTCTTCTCCGGCTTCCCGCTGGGCGCCGTGCTGGTCCGACCGCCCAGGGTGGCCACCACGGCCTGCCAGGCGGCAGCCGCCCGCTCGCTGCTTCCGCGGAACTCGTCCACGGCGGCTTGCGCAGCCAGCCACGACTTGGGGTCTTTCGCGGAGTCCAGCGCCCGCTTGAGTTGCGTCGCTTGCGCAATCAACGCGTCCAGGCTCGGCGCTGCTGCGCCAGCCGCCCCAGAATCACCACCCCCAGCGCCACCTCCGGCGGGCGCGTTCAGCGCGGCGGCGCTGGCCTGCTGCAGGCCGAGAAGCGCCTGGCGGGTGCTGCCTGCCTGCGTCTCAATCTGCTTCAGTTGCTCCTCAAGCGCGGAGCGCTCCTGCGCGTTCGGACGCCCACTTGCCGGGATTGCGAAACCCGCGTCGCGCAGCGAACCGATGTCCGTCGGCTTGCCATCCAGGAAGTTCCGTAGGCGCTCCGCCTGCGTGTCCAGGAGTTGCGCCTGCTGCCAGAGGCGATCGAAGTCTGCCTGCAGGTTGTCGGAGATGGTCGTGCCGTATGCGGCTCCGAAGCGCTCAGAAGGCGTGCGTTGCACGTAACCGTCTAGCCACTTGTCGACGACGCGTAGCCACCCAGCGAGCGCGTTGGTTGCGTTCGTGATGTTCGTGGCGAACGCGCTGGAGAAGGTGGCGGCCATATCGCGCCAAGCCGTGTTCAGCGCCTCTTGCGCCTTCTCCAGGTCGTTGCGGGTGATTTGGTCGGCGTACGCCTTCGCTGCGCCCTCGCTGTTGCGCAGGGCGTCAGCCAGGGCGGTGCTCTTGTCCGTCATGTTCAGGATGGCGGTGATGGCGCGCGTGTCGAAGATCTTGGCGGCTTCCTGCGCCGCTTCGCTGCTGCCGTTCAACGCCTGCTGCAACTCCGTCAGGACAGTGAGGAGGGGGCGGGCTTTGCCCTCGCCGTCACGTAGCTGAATGCCAAGGCTCTCCAAGACGCCGGTGGCTTTCGCGGTGGGGTCGAGGAGCGCCGAGAGCGTGCCGCGGAGGGCGGTGGCGCCCTTGTCGGCGGGGTCAAGCCCCTTGTTGTCGAGTTCGACGAGGATGCCGAGGGTGTCTTCGAGCGTCATGCCTGCTGCTCGAGCGACGGGGCCGACGGTGGCTAGGCCCTCGCTGAGTTCCGCTGCGCCGTGCGCGGCGGCTAGGTCGGCGGCGGCGAGCGCGTCCGCGGCGCGACCCGCCTCCGTCGTCTCCAATCCGAACTGCCGGAGGTTCGCCAGCAGGTTGCTGGTCGCCTGGTTCAAGTCCTGGCCCGTCACGACCGCCAACTGCATGCCTGGGGCGAGGAGTTCGATGGCTTCGGCGGCGGGCACGCCCGCCTTTACGATCTCTGCCAACGCGGTGGCGATCTCGCCGCGCGCGAACTGCCGGCCAGCGGACCCGGCGGCCTCCTGCGCGTCCCTGAGGATGCGATCGAGACCCACGCTGTCCAGGTCCTCGCCTGAGGCGATGAGGACGTTCAGGGCGGCTTGCATGGCCTTGACTTCTGGGATGCCGCTGCGCATGAGGGCTGCGCCTGCCGCGCCGACGGCCAGGAGGCCGCCGGTAGCGACGAGGGCGCCGGTGCCGACGAGGCCCATGCCGCCGCCGACCAGCCCAAGCGAACCGGCGGCGATGCGGCCCGCGGGGCCGTAGGCGCTGAGTTGGCTTACCATCTGCTGCTGCACGGCGAGGTTGACTTGAGACGCGAGACCCAACCGCGACATGCGGCCTTCCATGCCGTCGATGGTCGCCTGCGCGCTGCGCCCGGCCACGGCGAGCTGGTCGAGTTGCCGCCCGAAGCGCTGCGTGCCGCCGTCCGCCGTCTTGAGCTCACCGGCGTACCTGGCCGTCTCGTTGGCCAGCTCGGCGAGGCGCCGCTTCGTGTCGTCCGTGGATTCGCCGGTGCGTTGCCAGTCGTTCCGCAACCGCCGGATCTCCCCGGCGAGGGCTTGGGTCTTCGCGACCACATCGGCGGTCGTGCCGCCCAGTGTCGCCTGGGCGCGGGCCACGCGGGGGATGAGGGTGTTCAGGTTGCGGTACTCGGCCGCGTTGAGGTTCGCGGCGCGCGCGCTGGTCTGCAGGTTCGCCTGGAGGGTACGGAGGCCCTGCCCGTACTGCGTGGCGGTGATCTGGCCGCTCTTGAGTTGCACGTTGAGGCGCGTGAACTCCTGCTGGAAGACCGTGATGCGGTTGGACGCCTTGTCGGCGTCGGCCGCGACGCTTTCGAGGACGCCTTTCCCGGAGGCGCGGTTCTTGTTGAGTGCCTCGTCGAGCTTCCGGCCTAGCGCCTGCACCTTGCGGAGCGCCTCTTCCTGCTTGCCGACGTCGAGGTCCCAGACGAGGGAGCCGGCGCGGACTGTTGAAGTGGCCATATCGGTACCTCCCTCGATCGGTGCGGACTATGCTTCCCACATGACCTTCTCGGAAATGCGGGGCGCGAGGACGTTCGTTTGGATTCTTGTGCTTGCCGCCGCGTGGTTCGCGTTCGATTGGCTCACTGGCGGTTCGAATGCCGGTGACGCTGCTGCGGCCGGCAGGATGCGGCTCGAGGCGCGGGTTCAAACGGAGTGCCAGGATGCGCTGACGCAGCTACTCGTCAGCCCGGCCACGATGCGAGTGGCCGGAAGAACGCGACCTCTCCAGCAGGCCAACGGGCAGTGGAGATACGCGTTCACGATCGACAGTCAGAACGCCTTCGGCGCGCTCATCCGATCGTCGTGGCTGTGCGTGTTCGACGGTTCGCAACCAATGCTTACTCAGCAGGATTAGCTCGTCGCGGCTTTGATGCTGGGCATGGCGCGCCACATGGTCAGCCACCACTCGTGCGGGAACGGGATCGTCTCCTCCACCCACTGCGTGACGCCAAGCGCCGCGATGGGGTGCAGGGCGGGCAGGTCGACGACGGGCGGGGCGTTGCCGGGTGAAACGCTCTCGGCCCAATCGTTCAGAACCATGGTCGGCGCGAACGCGATCAGCAGCGCGCGGCGCGTCTCCTCGCGCAGTTCACGCGCGCGGCCCGATAGCGGCTCGCCGGGTTTCTTCGCCGCCGCGTTCCAATCCATCTGTGAGAGTGCCGCGTCGACGGTTGGGGTGGCCGCTTGCAGGGTTCTCAGGCGCCACCCTTCGACGTGGACGATGACTTCTTCGAGCGGCCAGTTCGTCCAGGCTTCGCGGGGGCAGCCGGCGGCTGCGGCGGTGACGCGGAGTCGTTGCCACCTGCGTCTGGCGTGCCCGGCTTGAGTTTCGAGAGGAGTTCCACCTGCTGGTCCCACAAGGCGGCTTGCCGCCGGTTCGAGGCGCTCAAGCCCGCCCGTAACTTTCCCAACGCGACCACCTCGTCCAGCGCCATGAGCTCGGCGGGGGTGAGGGCGGCCGTGAACTCGTCCAGGGTCATGGGTGGTTTGAGGATGGTGTGCGCGAACGCGATGGTGACGGTTTCGCGCGCCTGCGCGAGTTCCTCCTCGCGGATCAGGGCCTCGACGGTGCGTTCCTGCCGCAACTCCTCGACGCGGACCGTGAACTCGTCGAGTTGCGCGGCCACCTCAAACGCCGCGAGGCGTTCGCCTTCCCCCAGGTTCTCCTTGAGGGCGCCGTCGATCAGGTAGTCGTTGAGGCGGTCCTGCAGGCGTTTGGCTTCGCTTCTGAGGAGCGCCTCGCGGGCGGTGCCGCCCCGCGTGCCCGCCAGGGCCTGAGCCTCGGCGGCCTTGCGCTGCAGTTGGTGTTCCTCCGCGAGCTCATCGAACGCCGCGTGCTCCGCGGCCGTGAACGGCCGCACGGTGAACGTCACGCCGGTGATGGTGAGGGTGTCTCCGAGCTTCAAGGGCGCCTCCTGGGGGTCAGGGCGAGGGGGGCATCGAGGGTGTGGCCGGGCGGACCACCGACGAGGCGAAGGCCTGCCGGGGCTGCCTGCGCGAGGCGGTACGCTGCCTTGCCAGGGGCGGTGAGTATGCGCCCGGCTCGAAGTGGCTGTGGGGCGTGAATTCCGAGGGCCAGGACCATGCCGTCGTCCTGCGGTTCGACGCCGAACAACGCGACGGGCACGCCGGATCGGGTGCGCCAGACTTCATAAGGGACCATAAGATACCCCCGCCCGTATTCGGGGCGGGGTGAGGGGTGGTCAGGCGTCCATCAGTTCGACGCCGTACGGCGAGAAGGTGATGTCTTTCGAGAACTCGTTGGCGGTCGGGTCGTCCTGCGTCTTGATGCGCGTCACGTACGCGTAGCCCTTCACGCCGCTGCCGTCGCGGAAGAAGATGTTCATCTTCATGGCGTCGCCGTTCTTCAGCGCCGTCTTGATCTCCTGCAGCTTGGTGTTGTTGTCGGCCAGGAACGCCTTGATGGTGAAGTCCTGGCTCTGCAGGTTGCCGAGGCTGACGAAGTCGAGGCCGTTATGCAGCGGGGTGCGGGTGATTTGCCGCGTGGGTTCGGCGTCCATGTCGCCCGAGGTGTTCGGGACGAGGTCGCCGCTTGACAGGGTGTTAGAGGCGGCGCACACGTACAGTTCCGCGTCCTCCGGCAGGCTGAGGGCGACGACGCTTCCGGTGGGTTGCTGGGGGGTGTTAGCCATGGTCTGCTCCTTAGCCGCTGATTACGGCGACGCTCACGTCGACGTTGGTCGTGTACGTCCAGGCGGCGTTACCGCTGGTCGAGTCGCGGTACCCGCCGTTGCCGATGGGGATGACGGCGAGCTCCCCGGCGGGCACGCTGAACACGAGGTTCGCGGGGCCGGTGGGTGGGATGGTGGCGACTTCGCTGGCGAGGGTGACGTCGATGCTGGACATGCTGCCGTTCATGACGAGGAGCTTGAGGTTGCTCTCGTGCTTGACGGCGTCCCCGGCGGCGTCGGCGGCGGCGAGCGTGACGGCCGTGCCGGCGTTGGCGATGGTCTGCTTGGTGAGTGTGGCCATGCTTCGTTTCTCCTGTTCTAGCGCCAGATGGCGTAGGTGAATCGGGTGGTGGCGGTTATGCCGTCGAGGTTGTCGAACGTCTCGGGTCGCGGGTCGATCTCCGTGCCGAGCGTCAGGGGCCTGGCGAGGGCGTAACCCTGGGCGATCTCCGTCACGCTGTCAGGCGCGCGGGCGAGGGCGGCTTGCAGGGCGGCGAGGGTGGCCCCGTCGCGGGGCGGGCCGATGAGTGCGCGGGGGTGGTTGAGGTGCACGTCGAGGCCGCCGGTCATGCGCGTGCCGCGGTTGTGCAGCCGCAGCGGGAGGCCCCTGGGGAGCCCGACGATGACGGCGTACGGCCGCCGCGCGTAATCCGCTCCGGTGACGCGTTCGCGTTGGTCGGGTGTCAGCATCCCGTCACCCACGATGAGGTTGGGGCTGGTGGGGTCGCTTGGGTCGGCCAGTAGGCTGGCCAGGTAGTCGGTGAGGGTCACGTGTCGCGCATCCTCTCCGCCATCGCCTCCTGCGTGCGGACGTCCATCATGGTCTCCCACATCGGGGCGCGACCACCGGACACGCGCTTGGGGGTGCCGGGCTGGTTCGGGTTGGTGCTGGGCGGGCTGAACTCCAACCCGAGGAGCTTCCCGAGGTCGTCGTTGATGACCACCTGCGCACCCGACTCGGTGCGTTGACTGGTGACGCCGGACGCCAGTTCGCCGGATTGCATGACGGGCATCTCGCCCTCTGCAGAGCTCCGGTTGGGCAGGCGCGGGTAGTGCACGCCCGTGCCGTGGCTCCCGCTGCTGAGGTTGGCTTGCAGGATGTCGGCGGCCTCGTCCGCCGCGGCGGTCAGGAGGGTGACGCCTCGCGCCCGCAACTCGGACCCGAGGCTTGGGTTAGGGCGGACGCTCACGGGATCTCGTCCGTCCGCCACGAGAGTAGGAGCTTATCCCCGAACCGGTCACGCAGGACGTCCGGGAGGGCACCCTGGTACGGCTCCAGCCTGGCGACGCCTTGACGACCGGCCCACGAGAGCAGCGCCTCGCTCCCGGCCTTCACGTTGCTCGGTGTTCGTAGTGGGTCGACTAGGCGGCCCTCCAGCACCGCCACGCCTTTCGTGAGCCCGAGTTGCTGCTGGATGAGGCTGACCCGCGTCGGGTTCGTGACTTGCCGCAGGGCGACGGTGATCGTCTCCTCGCGACTCGAGCCCGGGTTGAAGGTCAAGGTCGTGTGGGGGCGGTAGCGAGCCGTGAGGGTGATCACGAGCCGCCCCTTAGCGTTTCTTCTTGGCGGTCGTCTTGCGCTTGGCGGGCTGGGCGGGCGCGGGTTCGGTCACTCGCTCGGGTTGCTCGGTGGGCTCGTCGAATTGCGCCCACTGCCCGGTCGCGAGGAGTGCCTTCACGAGGTCGTCGGGGACGGTGGTGATGACGTCGCGCCTGACGAACCCGATGCCGTCCACCGTGCCGGATGGTCCGGTGCGGATCAGTTCCGCCATACGGGATCTCCTTCCCACTGCGCGAGCGCTGGGCCGCCGTCCCCTGCGAGGGCGTCGACGCGGCCGCGCCAGTAGGCGGCCTGACGCTGCCACCACGCGAGCTGCGTGTCGGACCGCGTCTCAGCCACGTCGTCCGCCCGCCAGGAGGTGGGTTGCGCCATGACGAGGCTCACTAGGGTTTCGTACGCTCTCGCGTACACGGTTGCCTCGACCGCCTGGTCGGTGCCGCTTGTCGCGGCGAGCCAGGCGGTGAGGAGGTCGGTGAGGGTGTGCGGCGCGAACCAGGTGGGGTCGAGCCGCCCGCCGTTGGTGATGAGGAAGTCGGATGCGGTCATTGCCGCCTCCTTATCAGGCGGCCTTGATTTCGAGCACGGCGTCGGCGTCGGTGACTTTGGCGGCGACAGCGTCGACGATCTTGACGGCTTCCGTCATGTTCTCGAAGCTGCCGAGGTCGCGGGCGTCGGTGTCGGGGAGTTTGAAGACGAGGCGGGCGCCGCCGGTGAACCCGTCGAGCGCGGCGAACTCGAGCCAGGATGCGATGTTGGCTTCGTGCGCGAGCCAGTTGGCGGTGGTGTGCAGCGGCGTGCCGACGCCGAGCGACCGTTCGAGGTTGATGAGGAAGCCCATGACGGGGTTCTGCACGGTGGGGCTGGCGGGCACGACCTGTTGGCTGGCGCTGGCCTTGGCGAGCGCGAGCCACTTGGCGGGCACGGTGACGGCTCCGAGCACGCGGTTGTCGCTGCCGAGGGTGGTGGTGGCCCACTCGATGTTGGCGATGGTGGGGCCGCCAGCCGCGGCGGTGCCGCCGGACGGCATGGTGCCGCTGGGGGTGCTCTGGGACACGGCGGCCTTGACGGCGGCGTACAGCACCTGGATGCGGTTGCGAGTAGCGCGGCGACCCAACTCGCGCACGTCTTCGAGGAAGGTGCCGAGGTCGTCATTCTGGCGGGCTTCCCACGTCCAACCGGTCGCTACCGCGTACGGGGTGACGGCGTAGGAGTCCGGCGTGCGCTCAATCGCGTCGTACGTGACGTTGGTGCCTTCCGGCACGGCGTACAAGCCCTTGCTGGACTCGGCGGTCGAGATGCCGTACATGAGGCGGAAGTCGGTCGCGGACCGCTTGCGGGCGCCGTCGAACAGTGGGCTGATGAGGAACTCGTCGCTGCGGTCGGTGCGCGCGACGATGTCGCGGGCGCGGCCGGTGATGGCGGGCAGGTCGAGGGTGGTGGTGATGGCTTCGCGCGCCATGACTCGCGCCAGGCCGTTCACGTCGGGCGCTGCGCGTTCGAAGGCGCGGCGTTGCGTGGCGTCAGCCGACCGCACATCATCCCGGGCCGTGGCGAGGATCTTCTCGCCGTACTGGCCTTCGAGGAAGGCGATGCTGGCGTGCTCGAACACGGTGACGAGGGCCGCGTAGGCGGCCTGTCGCTCGGTGAGCTTGCCTTGCGCGGTGAGGCGCTCGTAGACGCGCTCGATGCTGGAGAATCTCACGTTAGGCTCCTTACTCTGCGGTCGGCGCGACGCTGCCGGCGCTGCCGAGGTAGACGAAGGCGTTACCGCTGGCGGGCGTGCGGCCGGGGACGGTGACGCAATGCCCGATGTGGAACACGCCGACGGACTGCTTGCCGTTGGTGGTGCCGTACGCGAAGGCGGTGGAGGACGCGAGCGTGACGAACACGGCGTCGCCGGCGGAGGCGGTCACCTTGAGTTCGACGATGGCTTCGGTTGGTGCGAGGCGCACGCTGGCTTGGTCGACGGCGAGGCCGACGGCGGCGGCGGTGGCGGTGGCGATATCGGTGACGAAGTATCCGATGAGGGCCTTCCCGACGGCGGGGTAGACGGGGCCGACGTCGCCAGCTTTGGCGTTGACGGCGTTCCCGGTGGGCGTGACGGCGAGGGCTACGCCGCTTCCGACGTCTCCCGCGATCCAGTTCTTGCTCATGCGGTGACTCCAATCTGTTGCCTGGCTTCAGCCAGGGCGTCCGTGGTGGGCTTGTTGCCTTCGGGGATGTGGTTGTTGCCGTTCCCAGTGCCAGCGGCGAATGCTTCAGCGAGGGCCTTGACGGCGTCCTTGGCGGCGTCCAGGTTCTCGGCGGTGTTGGCGGCCGCGACCATGGCGGTGCGCACGGCTTCGGGCACGCTGCGGCCCGCCAGGGCGGCTTCTACGACGTGCAGGCGCTCCGCGTGGGTCAGGGCGGCTTCGGCTTTCGCTTGCGCCTCCTGGGCGGTCTTGGCGGCCTTCTCGGCGGCTTCGCGGGCCGTCGTTTCCTCCGCCAACTGGGTTTCGAGCTGCTTGGCTCGCTCTTCTGCGGTCATGTCGTGCTCCTTTCGTTCCCGCATTGCGCGGGCTTCGCGGTTGATTGCCGCCCCGACGGACGCCGGGTCATTCACGACGTCCACGGTGAGCAGCTCGAAACTCTCAATGACCTGAACCAGGTCAGTTGATTCGGAATTAGGGTCCAGCTCGGTGGCTTTCACGAAGCACGAAGCGGCCATGCCGTTCGTGCTCAGGCCGAGCCGCACCTTGGCTTTGCGTTGCGCGTCGAGATCGCGACCGTTCGCGGTGTCGAGCAGGAGCCCCTCGCCCTTGAGGGCGGCGCCGTCCATCCACACGCGTTCCCACTTCACGACCGTCTTGGCGGGGCTGCCCTTGTTGCCTTCGAACCAGTCGGGGTGGTCGAGGAGGCCGATGAGTTCGCCGCGGTCGGCGGCCTTGTTGGCCTCCTGCGCGGCGTCGGCTAGGACGCTCACGGGGTAGTACCGGCCGTTCCTATTGATCTCGTCGCCGGTTGAGAGGGTGGCGGTGAGGCGCGCGAGGTACCCGCTATCGGGTGGGGCGTCCTCGAACATGACGCGCTCGGTGAGGTCGCGTGTCTTCTCACGCGTCAGGGTCGGGGGCATGCGGGTCCTCCTTCTCGTTGCTCATTAGCTCGGCCTCAAGGGCGGGGTCGTACCCGAGTTCGCGGGTGGCGGTCTGGACGCTGATGAGGCCCTTATCCAGGGCGGCCATGACGCGGCTGGTGTCCGTGTCGGTGTTCCGCACGGGGGGCGTGTCGAACGGGATGGTCAGCTCTGAGGCGGGGACTCGGACGGTCTTCCGGTTGCGCGTGAGGCCGTCAACCTGGACCACGGTCATCGAGTACAGCCGGTCAGGTCCGAACCTGCGGACCAGCTCCTTGCGGAACAGTTCCGTGAGCACGCCCACGATGAGTTGCTGCAGCGACTCCATGCGCCGCACCATCGGTTCGGCCATGCTCTCGGCCGTGGCGCGGTTGCCCGTGTCGCCAACGGCGAGGTAATGCTCGGGGATGCCCGCCACGGATGCGACGGCGCGCACGTACGCGCGGATGTCCTTCTCGGCGTCAGCGCCGTCCGCCTTCGCCGTGAGGAGTTCCAGTTGCTCACTGAAGCCGGTGCTCTTGTCGCGCCAGAGGGTCGCCATGCTGCCGTCGCGCGGCATGTTCTTGAACCTCGCGGCGGCGGCTTGGAGTTGCTCAGGTGAGTCGGCGAAGGCGTAGTAGACGGCGTTCAACCGGCCGCGGATCTCGTGCAGCCGCAGGCGCAGTTCGAGGAGGCGGTCGTGCGCTACGGCCGGGTTGACGGCCGTAGCCAGGGGGCTGACGCCGAGCTGCGTGTTCGTGGCGTCCGCGCGGGCGGGGCGGTTGCGCCTGAGCGCGAACGACTCCGAGCCGATGCTGGCGCGTTGCTCCCTGGGGAGCCGCACGCCCACGATGTTGCGGGGGTTGCCTGGCTCCGTGCGTACCTCGACGGGGTGCGTGACCGTATCCCACAGGTTCACCCACGCGGGCTGAGATGGTGGGGCGTCGTCGGCGATGACGGGCAGCAGCACGCCGTCCAGCAGCCAGTCGCGGAGCATCTCCTTGCTGAGGGCCTCGACTTGGTTGAGGTCGTACCAGGCTTCCAGCGCGGCGTACGCAGTGGGGTCGTCCATCTGGCCGTACGTCACGCCGTCACCGAGCGTGAGGGCCGTGACGGTCTCCGCGGCGGCGTTCAGGAGGCTAGTGGTGTCGTACGCCTGCCGCGCCCTGCTCTGGTCGTCTACGGGGGTGTGCACGGTGTCGAAGTCCCGCGCGGACTGCCATGCTTCCATGACGGTCATGGCCTCACTCAGGGCCTCACGACGCGCTTGCTCTAGCGCGGTTTGCAACTCGCGCTTGTGGCGGCCACGGTCGAAGAGTCGCAACACGCGATCACCTCCTCTCTGGTTATGCGGGGGTTGGCCTACTGGAGGCCGATGGGTTCGATGCGAGCGGGCCCGGCTGGGATTAGTTCCGACCACAGCCACACGTAGGCGTCCATGCGGTTCGGGCTGGTCATGCCTGGCACCCAGGTGGTCAGTTCGTCTTCGAGGGCGGTGTGGGTGCCGACCATGTGGAGTTTGCCGCTTTCGTCGAGGGCGGCGATGGGGTCGGCGCGGGTTTGCTTGCCGCGACTGGCCCACACGAGCTTGACCGGCGGCATGGCCTCGCCCGGCTTGAGGACGCTGCGGAGGGTGGCTTCGATCATCTCGCCGCCGTTGTTCTTCTCGGCCACGATGTAGTCGGCTTCTAGGCGGTGGTATGTGTCTAGGGCGACTCTGGCCCAGGTGGCCGGGCTGCCTCTGGTGGTGTTGTCTTCGAGCGTGTACCCGTGCCCGCGTGCGTCGATGCCTCCGGCGATGATGCCTGCCTCGTCGCCACCGCTGGTGGCGCTGGGGTCGATGGCGACGGCCACGCGCACGAGGGGCGGGTGGGTGGTGACGCGGTTCCTGTCGAGCCACGCGGCCTTCCAGAGCGTCACGCTGTCATCAATGGGGTCGTTCAGGAACTCCGTGCTGAAAGCGCGCGACCCGATTCTGACTCGGGCGGCCTCGAGCTTTTCCAACGTCCAGTGCCCCGGCCACAATGGCTCACCGTTTGTGAGAGCGCGGTACTTGCGTTGCGTCCACACGCTGCTCTGCTCGTCACTCAGGAGCCGCGCGAGTAGTGACCGCTCGTGGAGAATCGTGCCGATGATCGTGATGCGCGCACCCTCAGCGCCAGGCAGGTTCAGTAGCGACTTGGTGAACCAGTCCCACAGCTTCTCCCGCTGCTCGGGGGTCCTAACGTTCTCGTCGTTCTCAAGGTCGTCAACGATGATGCGGCTGGGGCGTTGATGCCGGTCCTTGATGCCGCGCAAGCTTTGCCCGGCGCCGGCCGAAGTGAACCTGATGCCGCCGAGAGTGATGAAGTCCCGCGTGGACCGCTTGACGCGCTTGCTCTCGTAATCCTTGCGTTCGGGGAGCGCCAGGTGCGGGTAAGCGGTCACCAACGCATCGTTCTCTAGCAACTCGGCGTACAGGTCTGACGTTCTCTGCTCGGCTTGCGTGGCCGTGTCGCTAACGATCAGGGTGAACGGTTCACGCCTCGTCGCCGCGCTGAACAACGGCTCGGCAAGCGCCAGCACCGTCGTCTTAGCGTGACCACGCGGCGCAGCCACCGCCAGGAAGTCGTGCTCTGCCGCCAGCTCCGCAAGCTCCCAGTGGAACTCCGCCTCTGTGCTTGCGAAGTGCTCCGGCAGGTACGTGAGCGCCCAGGGGATGAGGCCGAGGTACCCGTGCTCGATTGCGTAGCTGACTGGTGCTAGGTCAGTTGGTGACGCCGTTGCGCCTGAGGGCGGTTGCGGCGGCGCTGAGCGCGCGCTCGGGCGGCGTGACGGGCTCTGCACTCTTCACCTCCCCGCTTAATTCCACGCGGTCGGTGAACATGCCGAGGTGCTTACCGAGTAGTTCGAGCGCGCCGCGCTTGTCGGAGAGCTTGAACTTCACGCGCTTCACGAGCCGCGTGTCGTCGTCTCGGCCTTCGACGTACTCTTCGACTTGCAGTTCGGTGATGGCGGCGGCTTGCTCTCGGGTGAGGGCGCTTAGGTCAACGACGGCGTATCCGTCGTGGGTGACGGTCATGTAGTCGAGCATGTTGCTGAACGCGAGCTTGGCGATCTCTTCGGCTACTCGGTCAGCGGTGATTTCGAGGCGTTCGGCTCGGGCTTCTTGGGCTTCTTGGATTGCTTGGGCAATCTCAAGTTTTCTCAAGTTTTGGTGCCCGATGCGGTCGGCGGTCTTTTCGCTGTATCCGGCTCGCCTGGCCGCGGCTGCGGCGTTGAGGTCGACCAGGTACTCGTTGACGAAGGCCGCTTGGCGCGGCGTGAGTTTGCCTGCCATTGGCGGCCTCCTTTGGGTGGTTTTGGGTGCGGGTGCCGGAGTTGCACCGGCCCGTCCCGGGTGATGAGCCTGGGCGCACCACTCGGTGCAGACCCGCAATGAAAGAACCCCGCCGAAGGGGCGGGGCGTGGTTCGCGTCAGTGATAGACGATGCACGATAGCACACCCCCGTAATCCCACACCTAGTCGCGTTCTTTGATGCCGCTGCGTTGCGCGATGGCGAACACCTCAGCGGCGCGCATGGGGTCGGGCGTGTCGCCGCTGAGCATCGCTAGTTCGATGCTGCGCTCCTCGTCTGGCGTGAGGAGCTGCACGTGCGTCACGCCCGCCAACGCCGCGAGGAAGTCGGCGACTAGTGGCGTGATGAGGGATTGCGGGTCGTGGTTGCGGCGGAGGGTAGGGGTGCCGTGCCGATTCAAGTCAGTGAGGAACGGTTGCCGGGCGGGTGAGTGAACCCACGCTTGCGTCCACTCGTACTGTTCTTGCATCGTGAGTTGCGCGGCGAGCAGATCGTAATCGCGTTGATCGAGGCGCGCCGCGAGAATGAGGCCGCCTCCCGGCCAACTGTCGGGAGCGAGTCGACCGAACACGCGCCCACTTTCGTTGGTGGGCGTGAAGGTGGGTAGCACGCCTGGGATACCGCCGGTGGTTCGGTCGCTGCTGCGGGGGTTGCCTCTGGGGTCGTGATGCGTCCAGTCGGTGGGGGTTGGCCAGCCGTATTGGAGGGCGTGCCTGAGTGGCGTCCAGAGTGCGTTGGCGGTGGCGCGGCGCGTGAGCTTGATGCTGGGCGGCGGGTTGGTTTGTTCCCCCACTGGTGGCGCTCCTCTCAGTGGCTGGTCAGGATCTGTGCTTTGCGGCGTTCGTACTCGCTCGGGGTGGGTCGGGACTCTGCGAGGGCGTGGAGGGCGTCGGTGATGCGTTTGGGGCGGGCTGGGAAGAGCGTGAGGGTGCTGCCGCCTCTGGGTACGTTCTCGCGGTCGTCGGAGTAGCCGCCGAGCAGGGTTTGCGGGCAGCGTGGTTTTTTGGGCTTGCGTGGTTTGGGTGGTTGTTCGGAGCGCCAGTCGCGCATGTAGTGGCGTTTGCAGAGGCCTTTGGCGTAGTGCTTCCGGTCGCAATCGGGGGTGGTGCAGCGCGTAGGGGGCCGTGCTGGGCTTGCGGGGTGCTGGGTGGCGTTACCCCTTACGGGCTTCCTTGCGGAGCGTCCTGGGGCTTCTGGCGGCGTCACGAGATGGCCTCCAGGGTGTACACGAGCCTCGGGTTGGTTCGATCAATGGCTCGGCGACGCAGCAGCAACTCGTCGATGCTGCTGTCGTCCGCCTCCAGCCACGCGAAGATGGCGTCCGTGGCTAGTTTTTCGGTGTTCGACAAGTCCCTGCGGCGCTTGTCGGGTGGAACGACGGTGATGGTGGCGCGGAGACGCGTGCCGGGTTGGAGGGTGGCGCGGCAGCGGTGCGCGTCGGGGTTGACGAGGAGTGTTTCGGTGACGGCGGCGGCGTACTGCCGGGCGGCGGTGGTCTTGACTTTGCGGTTGCCGCGCACGAGGTACGCGTTGTTGGTGGTCGGCGGGTACGGGAGGGTGAGGGTGAGCGGCGTCACGCGTGCTCCTCGTATTCGGGTTGGTTGATTACGTCCCACACGCGTTGCTCCATTTCGGCTTGGCGGCGGCTGACTGGGTCGAGGTGCTCGTCGCCGCGCTTGGCGGCGACGAGGAGGCCGACCACCAGGCCGACCACGAGGCCGCACGCGAAGGGGCTCATGGGCACACCAGCGTGTCCACGAACTTGTCGAGGACGAGCGTCGACTGCCAGTAGCAGGATGGCCCGGTGGTTTGTTCTCGGATTGCGCCGACGAGCAGCAGGATGAGTAGCAGCAGCGCTGCCGCCAGCAGAACGCGCTCCCAAGTGGGGCGAATCACGTTGGTTCCTTGGCGGGCCGCCAGGCGGTTGCGCCTTTGGGGGCGCGGAAGTTCCGGCCGTGCGCGAACGTGAAGGCTTCGAGAGGCATGAGGCGGTTGGTGATTCGTGGTCCGAGGAACTTGGCGACGTCGCCGGGGGTGAGGTTGCTGGTGAGCACCGTGGATCGCCGCGAGTTCTGCCTGGCTTCGAGGACGAAGTACAGGATGCGGAGTTCCAACTTGCCTTCGCCTGCCTCACCTGCACCGATGTCGTCGATGACGAGAAGGCTTGGGCGGGCGAGGCGTTCGACGACGACGGCTTCGCTGTCTCCGGCCGTGGGGTCGTCGTATCCGGCGCGGACGGTCATGGCGACGTGTCCGATGTTCGCCAAGTACGCGGTGTGGCCTTCGGCGATTGCGGCCTTGAGGAGGAGGGTGGCGGCTTGGGTCTTGCCGGTGCCGGGCGGTCCGGCTAGGAGGGCGTTGTGGCCGTTGGTGATGATCTCGGTGATGCGTTCACTCGCGGCTTTCAGGGCGGGTAGGGGTTCGGGGAGTTCCAGCTCATCCCAGGTGGTGTTGAGGTAGCGCTCCCCGATGCCGGCGGCTTGCACGGCGAGGGCGAGGTGGTCTTCGGAGCCGCGGCGTTCGCAGTACGGGCAGCGCATTACTCGGGTGATGCCGTCCGCTTCGAGGACGTCGATCCAGGAGGCTTGGCAGTGCTGGTCGTGAGCTTCGCGCGGGCTGAGCGCTTGCAGGTCGTCGTGGGTTGGTGTGCGCTGGCGGGCGGGTGGGCTGATCACGTCTTGCCTCCGGTGATGCCGAGGAGTTCCGCGGCGGTCGGGATGTGCTCGAAGTCGGATGCGGTTGCGAGTTCACCGGCTTTGGGGGGGCTTCGGCGTTTCACGCAGGCTTCGTAGAAGCTGAACGGAAACTTGAGGCTGGCGAAGTTGCCGATTGTGGTCTCGAGCGCGGCGTTGACTTTCGGTTCGCTGTGCGTGTGTATGTCGCGCTGGACGGTCGTGGCCCAGGCGCGGAACATTTCGTCGTTCGCTTTCGGCCCGTGCAGTTTCCGGAAGGTGACCAGCAGCTTGAACGTTTCCGGGTGAAAGGTCGGAAGGTGACTGTCGGTTTGGCCGCGGCCTCTGCCGAGTCGGTACACGCTGGCGTCACGGGCGCTGAGGTCGAGCGGGGTTGGTTCTGGATCTGCGGAAGCCGGGTCGTGTTTCTCCGCCTCTTCCTCGTTCGAGCTTGTTACTGAGTCGCTGAGAGGAGGAGGGTTAATGGGTTCTCTGGTGGTTAATGGTTCATGCCCGGTCAATTTGACCGGTTGATGAGCGGGGGTTTGTGCTGTGCTGGACGGGGCTCGTTCGGTGTTGGTATCAAGCGCCCAATTTGACCGGTGACTTTGAGCAATTTGACCGGTTGAGCGCGGGCCGCTCAAGGTGTCAGGTTGACCGGTTGATGGTGGGGGGTTCTCTTCGTGCTGGTGGTCAGTTACACGCTCTTCGGTCAGGCGGTCAGGTTGACCGGTAGCGAACAAGGGGCCAATTTGACCGCTTGATGCCTTGTGGGGCAGCTGGTACTCGTCGCTGGTCCGCGTGCCATCCTTGCGGCGGCGCTCCTCGCGCTGCAGGTACCCATCCGCTTCTAGGCGTTTCAGGTGCCTGCGGAGGGTGCTGACACTCATGCCGGTCATGTCGCTGAGGCGCTTCTGGCCGGGGAAGGAACGACCGCTGCTGTCTGCCGCGTCGGCGAGGCACACGAGCACGAACTTCGCTAGCGGCTGCTCAATCTGCTGGGAGTACGCCCAGGTGATGTACTCGTGCGCCATGACTCAGCTGGCTCCGCTCTCCCCGAACTCGAAGCGCGCAGATCGAGCTGCGGCGACAGCTGCGGTAGCTAAGCCGCTGAGCGGTAGGTCCTGCGGCCCAGCGACGCCTACGAGCTCCTTGCGGCGGCGAGCCTCTAGGGCGTGATGCTCCGGGTGGCATACGAGGTAGGTGCTGGCGAAGAACCCGTCACTGTAGGACGTGAAGTAGTGGTCTCGACCCCAAGCGTCGAAGATTGCGTCGTGGAAGATCGGCTCGTGCTCAGCGGACCACACGACAGGAAGACCCGTATCGTCGTCAAGGTCTAGAGCCACGAACCGGTCGTGAGGCATGTGTGACCCTCTCCGGTCGCGCGCGTACCACTCGAATAGCGCGTCACCCGGAACGCCCTGCGCCAGTAGAACGGGGAAGCCTTCGTAGACGGCGAGGCTCTCAGCCTTGCTGGCAGCAAGTTCGTTCTCGTCATAGCTGAGGTTGCCGCGCTTGATCTCTAGGAAGACGTTGCTACTTGGTAGCCAAAAGTCGGGGAGGTACTTCACTCCGTTGGGGAACTCGAATCCTTCAACTTCGTACTCCCACTCGAGGCCCAGATGGTCGAGCATGACTGCCCAGCGGGCTTCTAGCCGGCTGCGAAAGTGGTAGCCCTTGTAGCGAGTTTGGATGGCCTTGGTCTGGGCCATTACGTGGTCTCCTGTCTCGTGGGTTCGGTGGCGTTGCGTCCTTGCGCAATGCCTTTGAGTGTCGGCCTCCACAACCCTGGTGCTTCTTGCGTTGCGAGGTTGTCGCGCCTGAGTTTGCGGAGGGCGCCTTTCTCGGTGCGAGTGAGGAGTTCGGCGTCTAGGACGTCGTCGCGGGCGTCGGCTTCGAGGAGCGCGTCGAGGACTTGTTGCGTGAGGCTACGCGTGATGACTGGCGCGGTTCGGGGACGGTGGCGCCCGAGGCCTGTGCGCTGCGCGCGTTTGTAGACGCTTGCGTTGGTGCGGTTGACTCCTGACGCCTGCACGGCTTTGACGCCGCCGCGCGGGAAGTGCCGCGCTAGCAGCGCGTCCTCTTCGGCCGTCCAGCTGCGGTCGCCGCGACGGACGCCCTTGGTGCGGGCGCGGATGGTGATGGCGGCGTTGCTGCGGTTGACGCCTGCCGCGCGGACGCCATCCGCGCCGCGCGTTGGGTAGTGCTGGGCGAGGACGGCGTCTTCCTCTGGCGTCCAGTTGCGGTTGGGGGCGGAGTGATCGAGGCGCGCCGCGTCTGGTGCGGATGGTTGAGGTTGCGTGACGGCGTGCGCGCCGATGTGCGCGAGGAGGATGCGGCCGATGGCGTCGAGGAGGAGGTCGACGGCGGCGCGCGCGTCGTCCTTCGCGGCGTCGATGATGGCCTCACGACGATCAGAGGCGGTCACGTCGCGCTCCCCTCGTGCGCAGGTGCCTACCAGGGCGCAGAAAGTGCCACGCTAGGCGGCTCACGGCTGCCCCTCGGTCGCGGCGAGAGCGGCGCGGGCGCGGTCCATCACTTCACTCCGCACCAGGAGCTTCCACAGGTTGTCGTGGGGCTCTTTGTTGGCCACGTGCGACTCGACGAGGGCTTCCAGCGCTGCTCTTAGTTCGGCGGCGTCATCACGCGCCACCACAGGACGGCCAAGGGCCTCACTTGCCGCATCCTCCCAACGCCTCGCCCACGCCTCGGCGTCGCCCATGGCGTCCATCACCGCCCACGCCTTGCGTGGGTACCTGCCGGGGTCGTCTGTGTACGTCAGGCTGCTGCCGTGCTCGGATGCAGCCACTTGCTGCATGGCCTCTTCGAGCGTGAGCGTCAGGGGTTCCTGCGGGGTGGTCACGCCGTCATCTCCGCGTCTGCCGCCGTGAACGATGCCGAGTCGTCCTGTGGTTCCCACGTGGCGCCTGGCACGATCTCGCCGTCAACGACGACCACGCCGTCGTCGGCGAGGGTCGCGGCTCTCTTGAGAGCGGTCTTGTCGACTTCCTGCTTGACGCGCACGAACTCCGGGCGGCTGGTGACGGCCCAGGCGAGGAACGCGTCCGCGTCAACATCCAGGCGCGGTTGCCGCGCCGTCAACTTGATGGTGCCGCCCGGCAACTCCATGCTCTTGGTCTTCCGGCCAGCCTCAATCTCGGCCCGCAGGTACGCGGCGAGGTGATGCTCGAAGAAGCTCGCGTCATCCTCAGCCCGCTTGGCCTCAGCCGCCACGATGGCGTCAATGCGCGCCTTCTCGCCTTCCGCCCAAGCCTTCCAGCGGGCGATCTCGCGGTGCGCTGCTGCGGCCTTCCTGCTTGCCCACGCGGCGGTCTCGAGGCCGGTGATGGACCAGCCCTCCGTGGGCTGGTCCGGCGCGTCAACGGGCCGCAGTTGCGCCGTGAGGGTCTCCGTCAAGTCGGTCACAGGACCGCCTCCTGCTCCGCGGCCATCTGCCGCTCAACATTCCAGGCGTCGAGCATGGCCGCCCACTCGTCCGTCGAGTGGTCGAGGAGCTTCCCGGCTTCGGCCTTCGTCAACTCCTTGCTCGACTCCAACTGGCGGCCGACCAAATCGCCGACGAACGCGCGGAAGTCATCCCTGTGCCCGTTCGTGAAGCCGAGCTTCGTGCCGATGGTGTGCAACATCTTGAGTTGCGCGCCCGTGATTGGAGCGACACCCAACTCGGGCTGCTCCGCCTCGACAGGCTCAGCGATCTCGTCCAGGTCAACCGGCTCGGCGGCGTCGAACGGGTGCGTGAACTCCGCGTCCGTAACCTCGTGCGCCGAGGCCGCCTCGAACACGCGGGTCGCCTCTGCGGTATTCAACTCAGTCAGGTTGTCGATCGTTCGCCCGACCACCTCCGCGGCGAACGCCAGGCCATCAACCACACCGGCGTCAGCCAGCACCTTGGCCAGCGCCTCGGCCTTCACGGTGGACAGACGCGGCGCCTCACGGGCGGCTGTGGCCTGCGCGGCTGGCGCGTTGTCCGCCTGGCCCATCTCATCCGTCGTGTACAGACCCGAGAGTTCCTGCGGGAAGGCGCGGCGCAGCGCCAGGGACTCTGCGCACTTGGCGATCATCACGTCGCCCATCTGCTCCCACATGCGCGTTAGGCCGCCGTCCTTCTTCGTCTGCGCGTAAGCGCCGAAGCGAGCGACGGCCCACAGCGGTTCCGCGAAGCCGGTGCGGAGCACGCCTACCTTCGCGGCTGCGGGCGGCGCGTCGTCCAACCACACGTCTCGCCAAACGCCGTCCTTGCCGCACCAGAGCGGCCCGAGTTGTCCCGCGTAATCGCCGGTGCGTTCGGCGATGAGGCGCGCACCGTCGATGCTGATTTGCACGCCCATGACCTCGCGGCGCTGCTGGCCGTCCCAGCGCTTGATCGCGTAGATCTGGCGCGCGAACGGGTCGAGGCCAGTGCGGTTGCACTGCGCGACGAACAGCTCTAGTTCGTCATCCGTGGCGCCCTTGGCGATGGTGCGCTTGATGAGTTCCACTTGTGCGACGGTGATGTTGCCCTGTGGCGCGACGCTCGCTAGTTCCACGGTCATTGTTCCTCCTCCACGTGGCGCCACGCGCGCCGCCGGATGATCCGATGCACGTGCGATTCCCCGATGCCGAACCGCGCCGCGATTGCCCGCTGGTCAAGGTGCGTCTCGCGCGCTAGCCGCCGAATCTCGATCACGTCCGCTGTCACCAATCGCGCGGCGTGGTGCTCCTCGCCGCAGCGCTTCGGCCGCAATCCGAGTCGTTCCGCGTGCCGGATGTTCTCTCGTGGCGTGACGTATTCCAGGTTGTCGACGGCGTTGTTCGACTTATGCCCGTCAACGTGATTGACTTGGTATCCAGCTGGGCGTGGCCCGAGGAACGCGGCGGCGACCAGGCTATGCACGAAGACCCATTGCGCCGTGCGGACCCCATGCCCGCGGTACAGCCGCACCAGGTGATACCCGTGACGGTTGACGTTGTGTTTGAGGATGCGGCCTGGCGTTGCGCCGTTCAGATACCTGACGCGCATCACCTGCCCGTCTGCGCTGACGTCGTACACGCCCTCGAAGTCAACGACGGGTGCCCACACTTCGGTCAGCGGAGTGCTCATCTCGTTCCTCCTGTGAGCCAGGCGGGGATGTCGTGCGGGGGGAATTCGCGGTTGATTGCGGGGGTTGCGGTGCGCGGCTTGCGCTCTTCGGCGAGTTGGCGTTTGAGTTCGGTGGCGATTACGCGCAGCAGCTCGTCCTCGTCGCACAGGGTCGGCATTGGCACGTCGGCGTCGTCGAGGGCGGTGAGGAGCACGTCGAGCGGCTCGGCGAACGTGGGGCGCTGGTCCACCATCTCGTGCCCGCAGTGCGGGCAGGTGTCCGTGTCCGGCCAGGCGGGGTCGATCAGGGTGGCGGGGTGCCACCTGACCTCGAACCCACCTGCGCCGGGGCAGGTGAGGTCGCGGCAGTAGTGCGTTTCCGTGTCGTGGCTGCGGTAACTCATGTTCTCCTCCTGTTGATGAGCCACTCGATGCCGTCGTGGACGGCGATGAGGACGCCAAGGATGACTGAGAGGCCGGAGAAGAACGCGAAGACGTGCAGGGCGGCGGTCACGAGGTCGCCTCTGTCGTCGGAATCAACTCGCGGGTTTTGAGTTTGGCGAGCAGCGCCTGCCAGTCGCCGCGTCGCGCGAAGCCCTCGAGGATCTCGAGGGCCTGCTGCTCACTGAGCGCCTGCTGCGGGGTGGTTGTGGTGATCTTGACGTAGCCGTTGCCGTGGCACTGGGGGCAGGTGTCCCAGTCGTCGTTGACACAGCCGCCGCCGACGCGCCTGCTGCGGGCGACAACCTCGCCAGTTCCACGGCAACGCGGGCACGTGACGGTCGCGGGGCTCACCGCTCCACCTGCCAACTCATCGTGCGCTTCGGGAGGCCCGTGAGGGACTGGAGTTCGCGCTCGACCTCGAGCAGGTTGCGTCTCAGGTTCGCGGCGCGCGAGTGCAGGTCGATCGCTTGCGGTGTGCGGCCGTGATCCAGGTGGCCCTCGGCGCGATCCTCGAGGTCCGCGATCAGGCTCTGGAGGCTGTCGCGCTCCAACTGCAACGCCTCGATGCGCGTGCGGGTCCGTGGTAAAGTGGTCATCAGGTTTTCCTTTCACCTTCCGCCCGTGGCCGGGCGGAGCAAGAAACCGGTGGCCCCCGCAAGGGGGCCGCTTCTTATGGCCGCTCGATGACCTCCCGCTTCGCGATCCACCGCTCCAGCGCCGCTTCGCGCATGCGCCTGGGGCTGTTCGGGCTGTCGCCCGTCTTGAACGTGACGAAGGACGGGTCGGTGTTGACGAGGCGGTAGAGGGCGCCGAAGCCCTTGAAGCCGAGGCGTTCACGCACCTCACGCATCGTCAAGACGCGCGTCCCGTTCGTTGCCTGCATCATTGGGCCTTCGCCTCCTTCGCGAGCCAGTCACGTATTGCCGCCTCGGCGACCGACCACATGGGTTCACCGCGCTTGACGGCCGCGACCTTCAGGGCGTGCTTCACGCCGGGGTCGATTTGGAGCAACAGCTGCTCCGTTCCCGGCGCGAGTCGTGCGCGCCTGGTGGATTTCGGGGCTGAGTTCGCCGCGCTCGACGCGGTCCAGGACTGACTTGGCGATGCGGGCGCGGCGGCCACCTGGTAGGCGTTGCCCGTGAGCGTTGAGGAGGGCGTACGCCTCGGCGGTGCTGTAACCGCGCTCCTGCAGCGCCTTGGCGTCGAGGGGCCTGTCGTCGGGTGGCGGGGTGATGGTCACGCGGTCGTCGCCGAGTCGCGCGGCTAGTTCGCGGTCGATGGCGGCCCGCACTGCGCTCGTGACAACCTCGGCAAGCTGAGACTCAAGACTCACTGAGACACCTCCGAGTGCCAATCTAGTGCCAAGTAGCGGCACAGCTTTACGATCGTTTGGGGCTGCGTATCGCGCTCTCCTTTCAGGAACGTGTTCACGGTGACGTGGCTTATCCCAGTGTCACGCATGATTTGCCTTGCGGAGACGCGTCTGACGGCCATCGCGTTGATGATGTCGCGGCGAATCTCATCGGTCGGCTTCATGTTCTCGTACATGGCACTAGATTAGCCCCAGTGCCTATACTGTGTCAAGTTGTGTCGTGATGCGTGTCGTGGTGCCAATCCAGGCGAGGACTCGGCGCGTTTCTTGTGTCAGGCTAGTACACTTTGCTACACTGTGTGCCGTGCCCAGTCTCATCTCAGTGTCCGTGAGCAACCTGCTACGGCCGTCGAGTCGTCGAATGGATAGGGCCGTCGACCTTGGCCGGCTCTTGCGGCGGTGGCGATCACGACGTGGCTTGAGTCGCACCGAGTCCATCGCAGAACTGAACAAGCTCGGTGTAGACATCAGCTACAGCTACCTCGCCAAACTCGAAAGCGGCCAGCGGTCATTAGCCGTCGCTACCCTCGCCTACCGTGAGGGTCTGCGGAACCTGTACCGCGTCTCACAAGAGGAGTGGGAGCGCGAGACAGCGCTGAACGTGCCGATGCCCAATCTCTCGCGGGCCGAGGCGGAGCTAAGCAGCCCCGACTTGCAGCGCGGGTCACGTCTGATTGAGGTCTTTGATTTGCTTTCTGCTGGTCCTGGCACTGATGGGGGCGTAGTGGTTGATGCAATCGACATTCCGGAGTCATGGACTGGCCCTCACGCGGCATATCGCGTCACGGGTGACAGCATGGTTCCTGAGATCAAGGACGGCAGCACCGTGGTAGTCCGAGTGCAGGACTACGCGACCCCCGGCAACATCGTGGTTGCCTGGGCACCAGAGCACGGGATGGTCGTCAAACTCCTGAGTCGCATCGAGCCCGATGGTACGCACATGCTCACGAGCCTTAACCCTGCGTACGGGCCGCTCTGGACGCGAGAATTGCGCATCTATGGAGTCGTAAGAGAGACCCGGAACCCGATTAAGACATTCAACGGCAGTCACGCGCCGAACTGAGGCGAACTGGACGAGAGCACCAGGATTCAGGTGACCAACGGCAACCACGGGACGAACTGAGGGGGGCGAGCGCCAGGGTTCAGGCGAAGGCAAGCCTAAGAACGCCTAGTCTGCGAAAGGGGGAGAATGTGACCATCCAGCAAGCCGGAACGTACTACCATGGGGCAACAATGCGGGGGAAGGAGGCGCAGATGGTAGGGGCCCAGTTCACCGTCCAGGACCTAGTTGGTGAACTAAACCAACTGGAACGCAAGCACGCTCCGCCTGCCGTCTTCATCGCGGGCCGCCCAGGGCTCCTCAAGCGCCGACCCCGCATCTCCATCGTAGGGACGCGCGACCCGAGCCGAACTGGCGAGGATCTCGCCGAGGCCGTAGCCACTGCCGTCGTTGACTCCGGCGGCGTAGTCGTCAGCGGCCTAGCCAAGGGCATCGACACCATCGCCCTCCGTACGGCCATCGAGAAGAAGGGCGATGCCATCGCCGTCATAGGCACGCCGCTCTCGAAGACCTACCCCGCCGAGAACGCCAAGCTTCAGGCCGAACTCATGCGACGCCACCTGGTCGTCTCACAGTTCGCGGAAGGCACGCCGACCGGCCGGCACTCATTCCCAATACGGAACCGCACCATGGCCCTCCTGTCAGACGCCACCGTCATAATCGAGGCGGGCGAGAGCAGCGGTACTCAACACCAGGGGTGGGAAGCCATCAGGCTCGGAAGGCCGCTCTTCATCCCTACCACGCTACTTGCAGAGGGCATCACTTGGGCAGCCAGCATGCTGACCTACGGTGCGTTCACTTACAGCAACGCTGGCGAGCTGCAAGCCTTTTTCGACGAGCGCATGCCAACAACGCTTGACCTACCAGCGGTCGTGGAACGGGCCCTTGCGCTCGCATGAGCTTCTGGTCGGGTCAGTGCTGCTCTACCCAACCGCCCAGAACACCGACGCCGACCGGGAAGCTTCGACCGTCATCTGGCACAGCCTGAAACAAGGCAGCGCGAGCACAATCAGCGCGGTTGCTGAGGCAGCATGGAAGCACTCGCGTCCCGGTGAGCCTCTAGCAAGCCTGTTCAAGGAAGAGAGCATCTTCGTTCCTGCCCCTAGCAGCAGCGTTCACCGCGACGATGCACTCTGGGTGCCCCACATGATCGCAACAGCCCTCTGCGAGCGGGGACTAGGGCGGGGTGTGGAACTCCTCTTGAAGCGCCGCGAGCCGGTACCTCGGTCAAGCGGCGTGTCGAGTTCAAGCTCCCGGCCCGAGGCCCAACAACACTACGACACAATCGATGTTGCCGATCAGATGTACCCGCCTACTAGCATCATTCTGGTTGATGACGTCGTGACTATCGGACGGACACTCATGGCCTGCGCGTTGCGCCTCATCGATGCCTTTCCCAACACTCAAGTCGTCGGATTCTCTGCGGCACGAAGCGTCCGATACACCCACCTCGCAACCGTTGCCGACATGAGAAGACCCCACCTGAGCACCTACCGCATGGACCAGTCAGGCTACATCAGGCACGACCCACCGCACTAATAGGCAGGTGAGGCATAGTGGCTCGTAACGCTGACGGTCTCGGTACTCGCCCTCACAAGTGGCGTGGCCGTTGGCGTGCCGCGCTCACCATCGGGTACGACGCGCTCGGCAAGCCCGACCGCCGCTGGGTATACGGCGCCACGCAGGGCGAGTGTCAGGAGAAGCTCGACGAGCTCCGCAAGCAGCACAAGGCCGGGCTCCTCGCTGCGCGGCACAGGGCCCACACCCTCGCCTCGTACCTAGACGACTGGCTCGAGCAGAAGGCGCTCGAGGTCAAGCCCCGTACCATCAAGATCTACCGCAGCGAGTTGGCGCACGTCACTAAGGTGCTCGGCAAGAAGCGCCTGGAGGCCATCAGGCCAGCCGACGTGCAGAAGATGATGCGCGCCATCAACGGCAGCAAAGTCACGTACACGTACTACCGAGGAGACGACGGGCGCGAGCGCACCCGAACCGTGACCCTCACCGCCCGGGCGGCGAACGAAGCCAAGAGCATCCTCAGCAACGCCCTCGATGATGCCATGACCCTCGGCCTGATCGCCAGTAACCCCGCCAGGCCGGTGCGCAGCCTGCGGCACGAGGAGGCAGACTTGACCGTCTGGACCGCCGCCGAGATCGTGCAATTCACCAACACCACGCTAGCTGGCGGCTGCGACTACCACGCGCTCTTCTACCTCGCCCTCACGGCCGGGCTGCGCGCCGGGGAACTACTCGCCCTCGAATGGGACGACCTCACCGGCGACCGCCTGCACGTCACCCGCACCGCCAGCGTCAATGGCGCCGTCGGAACCCCCAAGTCCAGGGCCGGAGACCGCCTCATCGCCCTACCCAGCGACACACTAGAGACGCTAGAGCTGCACAGGCGGGGGCTGGAAGCAGCGCGCATCGCGTCACCCCTCGTCTTCCCCACCACCCTGGCCACCATGGCGAACCACTCCAACGTGCGCCGCAGCCTGCACGCCTGGGCCGACAAGGCAGGAGTGCCTAAGATCAGACTGCACGACCTCCGGCACACGTACGCCAGCATGGCCATCAGTGCGGGCGTGAACGCCGTAGAGCTCGCCCGGCAATTGGGGCATGCGGACGCTAGCTTCACGCTGAGGAAGTACGCGCATTTCTTCGAGCGCGCGACGCCAAGACAGGCCCCGACCCTGGCCGAGCTGACAGGCTCAGAAAACCGCAAGGTGGTATTTCTCGGTGGTACGGGCCCGGAATCAGTCCCGAATTGAAGAGGCCCGACCCCGCGATTTCTCGTCTGGGTCGGGCTTCTCGTTTGGCTCGGCGGGTAGGATTTGAACCTACGACCAATCGGTTAACAGCCGATCGCTCTGCCGCTGAGCTACC